GACTTATCCGTGCTGACGGGCTACGAGCATGAAGCCTGGGAACTGGGAGATTACGTCCGGGTGGAGGATAAGGAGCTGGGGCTTTCGGTCACCACAAGAATTGTCCGCAGGGAATACAACCTGCAGGAGCCGTGGAACACGGTGCTGGAGCTTTCCACCACGCTGAAGAACCTGGGCAGTTCCGCCAGCGAATGGGACAATGCGGCGGATACGCTCGAAGGCACCAGCATGGTGTCCAATAATGACATCAGGGAAATGGTACCGTTTAATCTGCTGCGGAACTCCCGCGCCGATGACGGGCTTGCCTATTGGGTCAGCTCCGGCTTTGAGGCGGACAGCGAAAACGGCGCGTCCGGCACAGCGTCCTTCAAAGCGGAGGGCGTGGCCGGCATGACCAAAAGCCTCTCCCAGACTGTCTACCCCGCCAACCGCTCCAGCTACACCCTGTCGGCGCAGATTGGCTCGGAAAATCTGGAGAAGTTAAGCGACACTTCCCAGGTGGGCATTGAAGTGGTGATCGAGTATGAGGACGGCAGCACGGAAAGCCGGTTCATTGATTTGTATTAGGAGGTGTCTATGGCTTATTTATCTTCGACCTCCGCCCGGATTACGCCGGAAAACTATTCTGCCAGGGTCAAGTCCATCACAGTGCGGGTGTGCATCACGAACTGCACCGGGACGCTTTTTATCACGGACATCCTCCTGCAGGCAGGGTCCGTGGTGACGGGATGGGTAGGCCATCCCTGTGAGATGAAGTGGACGCTGGATGGCTGAGATTGCTTTTATCCGGCTGGCGGAGGTCGTGGGCCGGAAACAGGACATGCGTGTCGTGAGCGTTACCGTGAAGCCTACCATCGCGGACTGCTCCGGCACAATCTATTTTACGGACTTGATGCTCCAGGAAGGCCCGGCGCTGACGGGATACACGCCACATACCGAACCATTCCTTAAAAAGCTGCGTGTGGACGGCGAGGTCAAGGCCCCTGTCTGGTTCAACGGTGTGGTGCGGGGCGAGGAAACGGTCATCCTCTTTAACCTTGGGGAGACTTCCGCTGGGCTGGATGTGCATTTGTACCCCAAGTCTGACCTGGAAGCGGGGGCAGTTTCCCTCTGCCAGGGCGTGGGCGGCCAGAAGGTATCCTTCCCCAACGCCGTCCCCGCCGAAGCGGACCTTGCTCTGCTTGCCAGCACACGGCAGTGTACGAAGAACGGCAGCCCGGAGAAAAAAGAGGGCTTTTACCAGTACAGCGCCGCCTGGGATTCCAAGCATAAGGTGGCGCTCCCGGAAGGGAAAACGGCAAGGGTACTGTTTGAGATGCAGGAAATGCAGGATGGAGGTGAGCCGATCTGATGGACACACTGAAAGGCAAACAGATCATGGTATGGACGTTCATGGGCAATGCCCGGATGTACGAAGCCCTCCGGGACTACGGCGACCGCATCAGCCAGATCGGGCTGTTCTCCTTTAAGGTGCGGGCCACCGGGGAGATTTACGAGAGCGGCGTGGCGATTTCGGATATGCTCACCTACATCAACAAATGGCCCCATATCAAGTGGCTGCTGACGGTGGCAAACGACGGGGCGAACAGCATCTTCCGCGCCCTGCGGGACAACACAAACGGGGCGCAGGAGATGTTCCTTTCGGAGATCATCCGCATCATGGAGAAGTATCCCTGGTGTGACGGCATCGACATTGACCTGGAACGAGGGGACGGCTACTCCACCCATGCCGCGTCCACCGCCATGTTCCAGAACATCTACAATACGGTAAAGAATTACGATGCCACGAAGCACATGAACATCTGCCTGCCAGGGATGACCAGTGTCAACGGCTCGGTGGGCGGCGAGAACTGGTGTGTCTATGGGGACCTCGACTCCTGCTGTGACACGGCGTCTATTATGAGCTACGGCATGGCCTGGGCAGGCTCCGCGCCGGGGCCGGTTTCTCCGAGAAGCTGGCTGGAGGGTATTTACGATTACGCCACCCGGGTCATGGACCCGGACAAGATTTTCCTGGGGATGCCGGCCTACGGCTGGAACTGGCAAATCTATGACACGCCGGAGAACCTGGGCGAGACCTACCGGGGCGTTTCCAACACCTACTACGCCGCGAGGTACTGGATGACGGGAGCGTACAACTTCACAGGTGACGCGCCGCCCCAGCCCTTTCTCCCTATCGTAGCCTATTGGGATGATTATGACAAGGTGCCTTACGCCTTTCCCCATGTCTACGATTACATGGAAGGAGCGGACGCAGTTTCCCGCGAGTACCCTCAGCTTGCGGACACATACAACCGTAGGCGCTACCTGACTGCCTACGGCAAGGAGCAGAAAACCGAGTTCGGAACTATTTTCATCGACCGGGACGCTGACGGCTACTCCAGCGCGTCCGGCATTGTTTCCATTGAAAACGGCATCGCAACCCTGGGCGATAACGGCTCGGTGACCTACAGTTTTACGGTGAACGCAGCGGGAACTTACGATGTGGCGGTGCGGCTCTGCTATCCCTTCTGGGATAAGAACGGCATCTATGCGGCGCTGGACGGCAGCACAAAGCACTTCACGGAAAGCCGCCTGTGGTGGCCGTACTGGCGGAGTACCTTCTGGGCGTCCCTCGCAAGCGGTGTAACGCTCTCAGTCGGGACGCATACCATCACCATCTCTCTGGACGTCAAAGGCGTCCAGTTTTACGGCTTCCGGGTCTGCTCGGCTTTTTCCGAGGAACCTACCGCCGGGGAGGCTACATTTGCCCTTGCGCCCAGGAGCTTTAAGGATGTAAACGGCAATATGGCCGTACCCGATAAAGGTTTCAAGCTGACTTTGGAAATGCTCCGCAGGAAGCCGGATTCGGCGCTCATCTGGTATGAGGACTTCCAAGATTACGGTGTGCTGGAGACGGACTACTGGACGGTGCGCTCCGGCTCCTTCGAGGTGTGGCGGTCGGATGAATATTCGATGGAGCGTGTCTACTCCCAGCTTGAAGGGTATGGGGAGCTTGCGTGGCAGTATGACGGCTTTTCGGAGCTGCATCTGCGGGCAAGGCTGGCCTTCCCGGCAAACGGGAGCGGACGGGCCGGCGTATTCTGCGGCAGCCTGTTCTGCTGCTTAAACTACGACACCCAGGCGGTGGAGCTGTACAACGGCTCCACGCTTCTTGGCAGCTACAGCCAGGAGATCACAAGGACTTCCTCGGAGGACCTGCGGGGCAATCCTACCATGTACACGGTGGAGATGCGCGTCCGCGGGAACCGGGTGCGGGTGTATTCCGGTTCTTCCTACACCCTGCGCTTTACGGCGACAGCCAGCGGCTTTTCCGGGGGCTATGCCGGGTACCGCTCGGACAACACCACGGTCTGTGAGCTTCTGCGTCTTGGAGACGCCTGGACCTACGAGCCGTATGAGCGGTTTGATGTGGAGATGCCGGACGGCAGCTTTAAAAGCTACGGAAGGATATCCCGCACGAACTGCACCTGGGATGAGGAGTTCCAGGTGTTCACGCTGACCTCCGATGTGGAGGAAACCTCCACCCGGAGCGAGGACATTTCCCTGGATTATGACTTCTTCCATTCCGACCTTTTAGAGATTTCCTGCGGCGGGAACTACACGGCAAGGATCATACCAAAGGACATCAACATCTGGATCTCCCGGCTGTTCCTTGGAGATGCGGACGGCTTTTCCATCCTCTACTACCAGGACGTGGATTCCCTGGTCTATTGGGCGAACCAGGCGGCGTACTGCTGGAAGCTCCGGGGGATGTGTATGTGGTCTTTGGGTCAGGAGGATATGCGGCTGTGGGAATGGCTGCCGAAGCAAACAGAATAACTTACGGGAACTGGCGACTGCCCTGCGGGGCGGCCGCTTTTTTCATACACAAAACCATTTCAAGAAACGGAGGTATCAACATGAAGGAACTTTGGAACACGGCGCAGGTGATCTTTGCGGCCATCGGCGGGTGGCTGGGCTATTTCCTGGGCGGCTGCGACGGGCTGCTCATCGCCCTGGTGGTATTCGTGGCGGTGGATTACGTCACAGGCGTGATGTGCGCCATCTCGGACAAGAAACTGTCCAGCGAGGTGGGCTTTAAGGGCATCTGCCGGAAGGTGCTGATCTTCCTGCTGGTTGGGATCGCCAACATCCTGGATGTGCAGGTGATCGGCACAGGCAGCGTCCTTCGCACGGCGGTCATCTTCTTTTACCTCTCCAACGAGGGCGTGAGCCTTTTGGAGAACGCGGCGCACCTGGGGCTTCCTGTGCCGGAGAAGATGAAGGACATCCTGGAGCAGCTCCACGACAGAGTGGAAAAGGAGGAACATTAAATGGCTTACACAAACAGTTCACTGGTATCTTACACAAAACTCAGCCCCAACCATTCCGGGCAACGGACGCACAGCATTGACCGCATCACGCCCCATTGCGTGGTGGGGCAATGCTCGGTGGAGACGCTGGGCAGTATCTTTCTGCCCACGTCCAGACAGGCAAGCTGTAACTACGGCATCGGCGTGGACGGTCGTGTGGGAATGTATGTGGAGGAGAAAAACCGCTCCTGGTGTTCCTCCTCCAACGCCAACGACCAGCGGGCGGTCACTATCGAGTGCGCGTCTGACAGCACGGAGCCGTATGCGTTTAAGGATGTGGTCTATCAGAAGCTGATCACACTCTGCGTAGATATCTGCAAGCGCAACGGCAAGAAAAAGCTCCTCTGGCTGGGTGATAAGGATAAGACACTCAGTTATGAGCCGAAGTCTGATGAGATGGTGCTGACTGTCCATCGCTGGTTTGCCAACAAGTCCTGTCCGGGCAGTTGGATGTATGCCCGGATGGGTGATCTTGCCGCAAAGGTCACAGCACAGCTTGGCGGCGGGGCATCCGAGGGCACCGAGACTGAGTATCCTGAAAAGCTGACAGAGGGCTATTACCGTGTCCGTAAGGCATGGTCTGACAGTAAATCGCAGAAAGGCGCATACAAGATCCTCTCTAATGCCAAGAAGTGCGCTGATGCCAATCCGGGATATAGCGTGTTCGATAATAACGGTGTAAACATCTACACACCGAACACATCAATGAAGGCGGCACCGGATGTGCCGTTTACCGTCAAGGTCAGCATCTCCGATCTGAACATCCGCAAAGGGCCGGGGACGGACTATGCCAAGACCGGGAAGTTTACCGGCAAGGGCGTGTTTACCATCGTGGAGGTCCAGTCCGGCCAGGGTTCCACTGCTGGCTGGGGACGCTTGAAGTCCGGCGCAGGATGGATTTCTCTGGACTATGCAGTGAAAACCGAATAAGGAAACAAGAAAACCCGTGTGCAATCGATCTTTGACGGTCGGCTGCGCACGGGTCTTTTTTTTATCCGCTGAAATCCCCGGCTTCTGTCCTTTCAGAGGTAGAAGGTTACAGATTGGAGGGACAGCGGTGACGAATGAACAGAGAATGATCGTATCCGCTCTCCGGGCACAGGGCATGGGCTACGGCGCAATCGCCCGGAAAGTCGGGATATCAGAAAATACAATAAAATCCTTCTGCCGCAGGAACGCACAGAAAGAGGATAAGCCGTCTGTCACGGGAGCGGACGAGCATCGGTGCCTTTGCTGCGGAGTACCTGTGGCACAGAACGCCGGTCGCAAGGAAAAGAAGTTCTGCTCTGACAAGTGCAGGAACAAATGGTGGAACGCCCACCTCGATAAAGTTGACCGCAGGGCGATACGGGAGGTCACCTGCGCCGGATGCGGTAAGACTTTTTCGGTTTATGGACAGGCGGCGAGGAAGTACTGCAGCCATGACTGCTACATCCGGCACCGGTTCGGAGGTGGCGCGGATGAGTAAGGAACAGATGAGACAGGAAAAGCTCTACCAGGTGACCATGAGCATGGTCAGGAGGATGCTTGCGGAGGGGCTTATCACCGAGGAAGAGTACCGTCAGATTGATACAATGTTCCTGGAAAAATACCGCCCTCTTTTCGGCACATTATTCTCCGAAATCTGTTGACTTTACAGCCTTTTAGAGTGATGTATGGTAGCGGAAAGGAGCGTGATTTCATGCCGAATTTAAGAAAAATCGAAGCGGCCGTTCCCGCAATCCGGGAAAAGAAAAAGGTGGCCGCTTATGCCAGAGTGTCCATGCAGTCGGAACGGATGCTCCACTCCCTTTCCGCACAGGTGAGTTACTACAGCGGGCTAATCCAGAAGAACCCGGACTGGGAGTACGCCGGGGTCTATGCAGACGATTTTATTTCCGGAACCAACACAGTAAAGCGTGATGAGTTCAAGCGGATGCTTGCGGACTGCGAGGCCGGCAAGATTGACATCATCCTGACAAAGAGTATCTCGCGGTTTGCCAGGAACACGGTGGACCTTCTGGAAACGGTGCGGCATTTGAAGGACTTAGGTGTCGAGGTGCGGTTCGAGAAGGAGCGCATCCGCTCTATGGACGGGGACGGCGAGTTGATGTTGACCATCTTGGCCTCCTTTGCCCAGGAGGAAAGCCGCAGCATTTCCGACAATGTGAAATGGGGCATCCGAAAAAGGATGCAAAACGGCATCCCAAACGGCCACTTCCGCATCTACGGTTATCGATGGGAGGGCGATGAACTGGTCATCGTGCCAGAGGAAGCGGAGGTTGTAAAGAGA